TTTAAAATTTATATTTAGTACACGGATATATCTTGAAATGTTATATTTTCTATCTTAAGATGAAGAAGTTTTTCTATTGACCTAATAGGAGTTGGTATAGTTTTATCTTCGTCCACCCTAATTATTTCAATTTTTTCTTCACTTTTATTACATTCAATTATACATTTATTTTTATAATTATCAAGACTCTTTATGTATTCAATTTGCTCTTTCCCCTCTGGTGTATTTTCCATAATCTTACCAAATAATGCTAATTTTTTAAAATTGGTAGTATATACGTCTATATCACCATTATTTTCCTCCGTGAATAAATAAAATGTAATTCTATCTACGGGTCTCCACTTAAAACAAGAATAATTTATACCGGTAGTTATAGGTAAGTTATTTGGTATTATGAAAAGCTCTTCATTTTCTGTCATATTCGAAAATTCTGAAACATCTCGAGAATGATAGAGGACGCTCATTTCTATAGGAGAATATATTGTATTGTTTTTGAAATAAGAAGCTTCTGTAATTCGATCTATATACGATAATGTATTAACTTTATTTCCAGCTGTCATAAATGAATCGCAGATTATAATTTGCGATTCTGTAAATGATATATCAAAAATACTTCCATAAAAGTATTCGTACGAACAATTTATATCTATTTCATAAACTGTAAAATCTTTAAGAATAATTACAGAAGTATTTTCTGCATTAGAATTCATAAAAGTAAATAATATAGCCCTTTTAGTGTTTGCTGTGTCTTTTTTAGCGAAAATGTAATTATAATACTGTAATTTTGTAAAATGAGACTTCTCTATGTTAATAGATGTTTGAGCAGGGAAGTAATAATCAGTTCTCCCTGTCCAGTTATTATTTAATAAAAATATAATCTGTTTTTTATATTCCTCGTCAGATATTTCAGTTAACATATGAAATTATATATTATATATTATAATGTAACACAGTCTTTAAATATATTTAAAGCCTATTTATATCTTAAAATACTATAATGTCCTTTTCAAATCGGGAAGAAACACTTGTTAATTTTCTTTTAACATACTATAGAAATAAAATGTCATTTCTGAGGGACATAGTTTATCAAAATACACCACTTAGTTTGAGATTATTAGACTGGTTAGTAACAAATTATTCAAAAAAATACAATATTATATACCCTTTGTATAAATCAAATGGTGAAGTTATATATTTTAATATCTATCTAGACTATAAAAATCAGCTAAAAGCATATTCTAAAAAATATTTCGACCCTTTTTGTAGACAGCGTAGAATAGTAATAGATATAAATACTTTAAAATGGAAAGAATATAGCCCAGATATTATAACAGGGGATAAGGAAATAGTAACTACAGTAGGTCAACTTAATTTCTTTAGGTGGGTTATAGAAAATAAGATATATGAATATGCAATTAATAATATAACACTAATAGATTCTGATATGAACACTACTTTAATGAATAAGAGAAAGGATAAACGTACGGTTTTATCCCCTAGTGCAGTAAAGGGGGTTTATACAAATAACTATAACGTAACAATTAAGTTTAAAGGATAATAGTTAATATAATTTAAAGTTTTAAAACATAAATGATAAAATGGACAATCCTCTTACCAGATGGTTTTATTCAACTGGCAAAATTGTAACGGATTCTAATAAACAATGTGTAACTCATTTTTTATTAGATGGGGGTAAATTAGACATTTCCGCGGATTATGAATTATTTCAAGAAATGTATGCAAAATACATTCATTGTAAAAATTGTATAGTAGAAAGAAAAACCGATGTATTTAAGTTTTTTATAGATTTTGATTTTAATTCAACTGAAATTATAGACATCTCGGGGTTTGTTGAGGTTATTCAGGATGTTATTCAGAATGTATATGGACTTCAACAATTATGTATAGTGACATGTGCAGATAAATACAAAGAAATTATCAAATCTAATGTTAAATACATCAAACAGGGATATCATCTACATTGGCCCGATATCTTAGTCGATAAAGATACAGCGAAGGCTATTCGTAAGAATATCCTTGTAAGAATGAAAACCGAATACGGTAAAATAGAATCCTGTTATGATACATGGGATAAAATCATAGATAAATGCGTTTATGATACAAATGGTCTTCGAATTTTAGGGTCAGATAAGTGTTCTATATCGGACGGTATTAAACATTACGAAAATCGGGTATATATTATAAAATGGGTATACACGGGAAAAACGTTTGAACAGAAACTTACTACCGAATATATAGAAGACTCTCTAATGTCTATTAAGAAAACAAGTGTTAGATCTGATAAAACATATATTACACCAACTATTAATCTACAAGAGTATGAAGAAACAGAGGACTCTGGTGAAACTTTGTCAATGAGGGGGTTTACTAGACTTGACAAGGAATCTAATGAATACGCATCTATTATTAAATTTTTTAATAATTTTATTCCTCGTTATAAGTCTGGAGATATTCGTATTATTCAGAAATCTAAAGACAATCCAGTATATATAATAGCCACAAAATCTAAATATTGTCAAAACAAAGGAGATTTTCACTCACATAACAATATTTATTTTAAGTTAACTCCGTCTGGATTTTGTCAAAAATGTCTATCTGAAAGTCAAGGAGATTTTGGGTGTTGTAGAGATTATCAAAGTGAACCTGTACCTATCAGTCCCGGTTTAGAAAGTGTCCTAGGATGGAAAAAACCAAAAGAAAAAACAGGGGGTTTGCCTAGTTTTGAAAAATTTACTCTAGAGAATATTTTATTTGGGATGGAGAATAGAATAACAAATAAACAACCATCCCTTGGACCCCCCAAGCCTAAAAAGGATAAGCTTAAATCTTATTCAGTAAAGAAGAATTAGAAATTATTACAGCCAGAGATATTAACAAAGCTATTATAATTTTTCCTTTTATATTAACCTGATTTACCGTTTCCATTAAATATGGAAACATATCATTGATTATATTATAAATAGGCTGCGAGTTTAATATAATATAACAAAATACAACTACTATAAATATTCTGTGATTTTTTTTATCTTTTATGTCATTTAGAAGTATCTCCATTACGTTATTATCTAAACTCTTATTACCTGATTTTGGTATATTAGATTTTAAAATATCATCTTTAGAACGCTTATTATGTCTAACAGAAACCGAGGAAGGTTCTTTCCTTTGTTTCTGCTGGTCAAGTGTATATAATTTCGCTTGACCCTCGTCAATATTGCCCACGTCATTGTCATTGACATTGATATCTACAGAGTTCCTGTCATTGTTCATGTCATTGTCGATTTTCGCATCAGGTGTGGATGAAATTTCCAAGTCTTTTAGATTGCATTCAAATTCTGTCATTAAGATATATTATATTATACATTTTTAAAAAAACTTAATTTAAACGTTTTTATTAAAAAAAAAATATATCCAATTATATAAAAGACATGGGTATCGATAACGTAGCCATTCAGACGTTTAATTCATCTGGCTCTCAATCTGTATGCAGAGCCAATAAATACAAAGAGGACACATTAATAGAGTCTGATTTTTTAACTAAGTGCACTACTAGGTATATAAGTGGAACAGGTCAGACTGTTGTTCATGGTAGTATTACCGATTTCCCAATTGGTCTGCCAACGAATTCGTCTAACCAGGACATATTTGATATGCCAGACGACATTGATGCTATTAGTAATATTATATTAACTGGTAGAATGACATTTGATATACCTGAAAATACAGACACGAGTGAGACTACTTTTGCTAACAGTACCGCGATTTATTTTTCAAATACTATGTTCTTAAGTATGATAGATAAGATTGAAATCAAACTAGGAGGGTTAATTATTGACACAATAAGTTCTGATACAATTTTTTCCAGAAATACAACTGAAATTTCCGGAGATGTATGCAGTTTTTCTGGTTCTAGTAATACAGGAAATGAGTGTCCCAATATATACACAAATATTAATGAGAGACGAAGACTAAACATTGAAAATAATGACACAGGTAATCAACAAGGGAGTGGAAAAATTAAAGATAATATTGTAGAGTGGTCCATCTCTGTTCCATTTACTGGGAGGGGAAGTAAAATGTCGGATGCATTTTTACAGGCCGGGTCTTCTACCAATACATTAAGTATGAAAGTTTATTACAAACAATTTAATCCCCTTAATACAAATTTAATACCCACCCCTGGAGTCGTCGCGACGCAAATGTCCTCAGACCCCGCCAATAATTATCCCGACGGTCGCGCTTACTGGCCTATGTTTGGATATCAACATATTACAATGAATAATCAGATGATGATGGCAACAAATTGGAAATTTTCTACAAGCGCAACAGTAACTACTCATATGATGACAGAAACTGAGAAAAATTTTATAAGGAATAATGTAGTTAATAGAGTATTAAAAACATCCGAGACATTAGAATATTTAAACCCGGAAAAGCTTGTAAATGTTGTTTCCACCGCCGGTCCGGCTAACAATGTATATCTTGACAAACCATCCGGAGAATTCAGGGAGATATCATTCGATATCAGTAAATTTGATTGTAATTGTAGTCATATCTTATTGTCTCTTCGTGAACCGGTTGGTAATTCAGCGGGTGGGTTTCAGCCTAATTATAATGGCTGGCCTCACACCAAGGGCATGATTTATAATACAAGCAAGATTAACGACAATGCAGACCTTCCAGCCGGAGACTATGGCGCGTGGCCTCTAAGACCATTGTATCAAAAATGGTGGAGCGGAACAGATACCATAGAAT